GTGTTGCGGAGCATCTCTACTCCTCTGTGCTCCAAAGAGGGGTGTATCCTCTGTACCTACTGCGAAAGATGCGGTAAGCGAGTTCTGGTACAACCCCTCCAGCTGGGTCTTCAACACCCTCCGTGAAACACAGTTTGCGTAACCGCACAAAGTGATCTTGAAAGGTACCGAAATCGTAGGCGCAATATTCCATGAGCGAGGCTTGCGAGATTTCGACAAGGTGAGCTGCGTCCGTGCTCTTTTTTTTCCTCCAGTTGAACATGTCATTTATTGAATCGCGTTCGAGTGGAGCGTAGACGTACCCATCCAGGTCCAGCTGGAAGCGACGTTTTAGGAAACTGATTGAGTTTACATCTTTGAGATCATAGCACTTACCAAGCTTATCTTCTGACGTGTACACCATACCGATCCTGGGGCAGAACGCCTCCATAACCAACATATTGAAATCAATATGTGCGTCAGTGGGGGCGAACATGTTGTCATCTCCGTAAACATACAGCGTGACCTCCTTACGGAAGTCCAAAATTGCTCCGACGCCTTTCTTGTCAACCCAGGCAAGCCTGAAAACAACCATATTGTATATAGAATTTATTATAGATGTCAACGGGTGTCCTGATGGTAGTGAGCCGAGTGTCTGATATATTACATCACTGTACTTACTGTCGCCACCGAAATGCATACTATTGTACGTATCACGGGCTATCCCGGCAAAGGTCTTCTCGTTCTGTTCGTAGTGTGGTAAGCGTTTTGCAATCTCCATCATTATCATTTTTAATATTTCTGGGTGTTGGCTCTTGTCAAACTGTTTAAAATCGCCACTGGCAGCCAAGCCTTTCTTGTTCATTGTTCTCATTTTATCGTACACGATACTCCACTCAAAACTGTATGGGTTGACACCGACTAGGCCCCCGTGGTCCAACCGGTGCCTCATGAAGGCCGCTGCGAAACGACCGAACATCTGCTTTACAAGAATAGTGAATTGCACGGGGCTAGCTGAAATGAGCCGGGTTTGCATTTGTTCGACCTTGTGGAATGGTCGTATTTCGTCCTTAAGAACGTCTCGGAAAACCGCCGCACCCAGGCCTTTGTTGTACGCATCAAGACATTCCTGCCTCAGTGCCCTGACTTCTTCGCATCCAACCGTATCAAAGACAAAAGCACCCTCGTTACCAAAGGCTTGTCTCTTGTTGGGATATTTGCGGAAAAGTGGATACCCCATTGACTTTCCGCGCGCTATAGAACGCACGAACTTGTCATCGGGTAGGCCGGCGACAGCTTCCTCAAAGGAAAGGTCCTCGAGCGGATCGTCACCAAAAGTAGCAAAGATCTCCGAAACGACAGCATGAACACAATCTTGAGTAGACTTAGGTATTTCAACCCTCGTAAAGTCTCGAAATGTGTCTTGCAGAGCCCTCATCATTGGGTCAACCACTACTCCGTCACATTCGCGAGGGCGTAGAGCAGCGGGTTCTCCAGTGATCGGGCCGAATTGCCCAGCGAAGCGCGTCCGCACAAAATTTGTGTCGCCATTGTTGAACGCAGGCTGCACTTTCTGTAACTCCTCAAACCCAGCAAGCTGAGGCGCGGCTGTCTCAAAGTCCTCTCGGTATATTGGGCTGTAATAGCCGTGAGCCATGCCTGCAACATGTATTCCCAAGAAGCGGCCGTTAACACGTTGATTGGCAAGGCAAAGGGGTGCACCACATTGCCCCACCTTTGTACGACATGTATGCGCAACAATACTTACAGGATGTGAAAAACCCTCAGTGTATTTGACTGACTGGGGACGATGCTCAACCCTTGTGGGATGAACACCCTCCTTAGTCAACATAAGGGCTCCGTCTACGTATTTTCTTGGGGTGTTGCGGGGCGCGATGTGGGCCGAGATATCGGAGACAGATTGCACAGGTCTTTTCGGTACGAACATACAAATGTCACGCATATCACCGCCTTTGTTATCGAGCTTAACAATGTCTGTTTCATCAAAGGCAGCGACCTCCAGCTCGAGCATGTCAGTGACTTTCCATTGCTTGGTCTGAGCCATAGCGACGTAATGAAGCGGCATTAAGCCTAGGGAGGGTTTGATCATGGTACAGTGCCCACTTCTTTTCCATCCGGTCGGTGTCTTCTCAAAAATCAGCCGCACATTCTTATATACACGGTTAATAGCCTGGTCTTCTTCCAA